CTTTCAGAAGTTGCTTTAGGCGACGCTTCAGGAACAGGTAACGGCGGAATCGTTGATTTCGACACAAATGCAGATGCGGCTAACACTGGATTCTTCATGGACGTTAACGCACTTGGTTTACACGGTGCGGCGGCAACTGGTTCTTCAGATGCACGTAAACTATTTGACTCATCTGCAATGGGTGCGGCTCGTGGTGAGCGTTTATTCCGTTCAGTTGGAGCGGCGTTCAAAGACTACGAACCAGATTTCATGTACATGGTTACTTCACCAGAAGTTATGGCTGAAATGAGAGCGGCGAACTTGGTAGACGAAGACCGTATCAAAGACGGAAACCTTGAGTTCTCAACAGTATTCGGTGGAAAATTCCGTTTAGTTATGACTCGTGCGAACCAAATGATTGCTGGAGCGGCTTCAGGCGACTTAAACGCTTCTTCAACTAAATGTTCATACATCATCAAACCAGGTTCTGTTGCGGCAACTGCTATCAGCATGCCAACTCCTGTAGAAGTAGACCGTGCGGCGGCTTCTTACTTAGGTGGCGGTTCAACTAACGTTTGGTACAGATGGGGTTACATCAACCACCCAATGGGTTACGACTGGGCTGGTGCAACTAATGCATTCGCTACTAACGCAACTATGGGCGCTGGTGCTTCTTACACACGTAAAATGGATAGCTTAAACTTAGGTATCTTACCAATATTCCACGCATAAATAAAAGGAGGAACTAATGGCTCTAGTTCTTAATACGAATAGCTATGTAGAAATCGCAGATGCTGATGACTACCTTGAAACACGTATTGACAGTGCCAACTGGTTTGACGCTGACGATGAAATCAAGGAACAAGCTCTTGTCACTGCAAGTTTACTTATAGATGACAATTCTTGGATTGGTTCTGCTGTTAGTTCCTCACAAGCTTTGGCTTGGCCTCGTAAGAACGCTATATACAATGATTCTCGATTGGGAATGACTGTTACTATAGCCGAAAACGAAGTCCCAAGTCGTGTTAAAGTCGCTATCTACGAACAAGCACTACACTTAATTGATAACGAAGATTTACTAATGGGTACTACTCAAACTTTTGAGAGTATTTCTGTTGGGTCAATCTCTATATCAGATAGCAATGGTGATGTTACACGCACTCCAATTAAGTCAACACAAGCAACAAAGTCTATTAAACCCTTACTAGTTAAAGGTTCAGTAGGACAAGGAGCAGGTTGGTGGAGGGCTAACTAATGTCACTTAAGGCTAAAGTGAGTGCCGCAGTAGATAAGGCTTTTGCGGCTATCGGAGACTTAGCGGTCTCTGCTACTTTATCAAATACAAACGCAGGAAGTTATGACTTTGCCACAGGGCAAACAGTAACGACCACAACTACTAAAACAGTTAAAGTATTTCTAGAAACAACCGATAAATCTTCTGACGGTGCTTTCCAATCGAAAGCTTTAATGAAGTCTAACGTTGTTGTTGATGGTTATGATACTTTAACAATAGGTACTGCAGTCTACAATATAACTGATTTCATGGATGATGGTTTTGTAATAACATTATCATTAACAAGGGAGAAAGTTTAATGTATGATTTAATACTTAGAGATGTTGAAACGGTATTCGGCTCATCATCATGGACAACAAACAATATTAAGACTTATCCTATGAATTACTTAGGTAATAAGGACTCTAATACCGAGTATGTCCTGATGAACGTATTGCCCTCTAGTAGTAAAAACTATGCGTATGGAGTAAAGAAAGAGACTACAGGTCTCGTAGCTGTAAAAATATTTGTTAAGGCCGGTGACGGTCAGGGAAGACTAATGGCAATAGCCAACTTACTTGACACTGTTCTCGACAATAAAACACTATCTAACGGTACAAAGCTAGGAACATCATATTTAACAGTGGAGGGTTTAGACCCTTCAAACAAAGCACTTTATAGTGCATCTTACATAATTCCATTTACACATTACGGAGAATAAAAATGGCACATATTTCATCATTGGGTGCAGGCGTATTCACATACCTTGACATCTTTAAGGGAACAATCCCAGCATCAACAGACACAGCCTCAGAATGTGCGGCTCTATTTGTTGGTTCAACACCGGGTACTGCAGACGCAGACCATGTACGTATGCCTTCAGTACGTGAATTCCCATCAGTTGGTACACCTGCTAACATCGTAAACGTTCCAGTATACGGTCAAAAGACATCTTCACAGGTTCAAGGTCAATCAGATGCTCCTTCTTTAGAAGTAACTGTAAACTACAACGCTGGAGACATGGAAGCTATCCACGACTTAATCGGCACTGCATGTGTATTCCGTTTCATGATGGCTGGTTCAGCTGTTACTGAAGACGAAGGAGCGGCGGCGACTGTTACTCCTGAGAACACTGAGTTCTATTTCAAAGGTAAAATTGAAGCTATCCTAGTAAACCCTGCATTGACAGACGCTACTACAGCTACAGTTACTTTGTCAGCACAATCTGATTTCTTCGGACCAGCTACAATGTAATTCATTACCGGGGGTTCCTTAACCGGAACTAACAACCAACATAAGAGAGATAAAATGGAAAAACCATTTAGTAAAGCTTTCGTTATGCGTACTACATTTAGACACATGAGAAGAAGCGTAGACATTAGTATCCGTAAATCATTCGAACGATTTAAAGACTTTGATAATGAATCAAAGGCAGGTCGTGAGATTATGGAAACACTATCAGTATTGCACACAGTCAGAAAGATGCTTGACGATTTTCAAGCTAACAATTCAGAACTGTTTAATGAAAAAGATAAATTATAAAATTATAGAAAAGAGAATGTTATGAAACATTTAGT